TCAGGCCAGGCCGTCGCCGAGGTCCAGTTTGCCCTGGTCACGTTCGAACTTCCGATCCTGAATACGCTTTAACAGCTTATATATAGAGCTGGGCGTCAGTCCGTACTTCCGGGCCAGGGCATGATGGTTACGACCGTTGAACTCTGAGAGGATCTGGAGATCACGCTTGGTAACCTGGTGGCGATAGTCGGAGGGGATGTATAGCGTGGCACCACGCCACTGGTTCGCCAGATGATCAGCTACCGCGTGGCCGGCCTGTTCAGCCAGGCCAGCGTCAATACCATGTTCAGACAGTACTGTTGCAGTATGTGCAGCAATATCGTCCAGCAGCTCATGGCGAGTTTCCGCCAGAATCGAACTCTGCTTCATGCTCCCCCCTTCAGTGCCGCGATCTGGCGCTCTTCATCCTCTTTAGTAATCAGCCCCAACACGATATCGGACTGAACTCGACCGACCTGGTCTTTGAGTAATTGCTGGGTGCTGGGTCCACCGGCCTGCGGCCGCTTTGAGAAAGCGGCCAGGGCCTGGACCTCTACCGGGAACTGCTCGGCGCAGCAGGGGCATTGCAACTGCATTACAAGAGCCCCCGAGCAGACGCTGCTGCACGCAGTGTTTCGACCAGACTCTTGAGAATTGGACGTCGCCGCTCCCAGCCTTTGGGCAGGTGTTCCAGATCCGCCCTCCAGTTTGGATCACGCTCGCCGAGCAGCTTGAGCAGTTCCTCCACGTTACCCAAAAGCCCTCGCTTCTCCTGCTCAACATGCAGGGCAGCCAACACTGCTTTGAGCTGTTCAGGCTTCTTCAGCCAGGCCACTTTGGCTATGCCAAACTGGCGTTTGGCGATCGCATCGGCGTAGCTCCAAGGCAGCCCCATGTTGGTAAGTTGAGCCTCGATCACCTCGACCTCCGCTGGCAGTTGCCGCCAATTGTGCGGCTTGCCGGCGGCTCGCTTGCTGGGCTGTGGTTGCCAGCCCAGGCGCTTGAACTCCGTCAGCAACTGCTCGGCCTGGCGCAGGTTCAGATCCCGCGCCGACCCCTTGCCGAACATCACCTGCAGCTTCTGCCGATAGACATCGTCCTGCAGCCCGAGCTGCTGACGAGCGATGTGGATCTTGCTGAGTAGACCCCTAGCGAGTGCCATGGAACACCTCCATGCCATGCCGACGACCCAGCCGGCGCAGCTCGGCATCGCTGACACCTAGCTCGCGAGCGAGCCTGGCCGTCTGCGCGGCCAGCAGCGCCTGGGCGGCGATCATCCGGCTCAACCAGACCTTCGGGTTCACGCCAGGAGCCGGCTGCAAAGCCGGCACGGGCGCTGGTGAGCGTTGGGGCTCGGTCTTTGCTTGCGCGCGCGGTGCGGCAGGCTTGGCTTTGAGCGACGAGTTCTCGGCCAGGGCACCGTTGTATACCGGCGTCTTCATGGGATTGATGACGAAAGTGTCCGGCAGCTCGCGCATCTTGTACCCGACTTTCTCGATCTGCCCTCCGCCGGCCAAGAACTGCTGAACCAGTTCGTCCAGCTCCTGGGCCTCCTGTCGCTTTACGTCAGCATCACGCCGAGGCGGATCGCCGGCCGTTGAGTGGTAGCGCTCCATCACCTGGCCTCCTTGTTGAGCTGTCGAATGCGGCTGTGCAGTTTCTTCTCGACGGTCTTCTGCAGACCGGGTACCGAGAGCGCAGCACGGCATTGCTCTAGATTGAAGCTGTCCAGAGCGCGCAGGCGATCATCAGCACTCACTGCACCGTAGTCCTTGTCAGGACGGATGAACGGATTGGCTTGCGACATCTCACACCCCCTGAGTAAGCCGAGCCACGGCCTGGTGCCCGATCCCCTGGTGCAGCCGCGCGCGCTTGCCCGCGGCATACCCCGCTTCACTGGCCACTTCGTCACGTGCCTTGAGCTTGCGGCGCTTCATCTCGAACTTGCCGACGTCAGCGTGGTGCTTCGCCATGTACGCCTGAATCGCGTCTGCGATGTTGTCGTCGACGCCCGCGAACTGGTCGACCTTGGCGTACACGGCCTCGATCCATCCATGCGCGAAGGCATCTCCACGGGCTACCTTGGTGGACCGCTTGCAGCGTTTCTGCGTGCTCAGGAAGTCCTTGCGCGCCTTCTGCAGCTGTCGCTCTAGCACCTGGTAGGCGTAGCCGGTCAGCTCCGGCGCCGCCGCGCAGCCGACGAACAGGAACGAAGCGCTTTCGAAATAGGAGGTGCAGATGATCAAGTGCGTGCCGAAGGCATGGCAGCACACTTGAGCGAGGTGCACCCGCCAGGCCGGCGGTTTTCCATCCGAGCCAGCGGGAACCTTGGCTTCGCCAGCCATGCTGGCCAGCACGTCGCCCATCTCCAGGTTGTAGGCTTCCATCAGTTTGTGGGCGTGACGCAGTGCGATCTCGGCTTCGTTCGGATTCGAACCCCGCCCCTTGGCCATCTCCAGGCACTTCTTGATCTTGTCGAGGATACGGTCGTGGTCCATGTCACACCCCCGCGATATCAAGAGGAATGGAGCGGTACTGGTCGGTGTCCCCGACCCGCTCCTGGATACGCACGTACGCCTTGGTGCTCACCACCTGGACAGCCTCGCCGATGGCCTGCATTGCCCGCTGCCAACGTTCGTCATCGATCTGCAGGCGGCGCAGAGCGAGTACGCTGCCGGTGCGGATGTTTCCCGCCTGGTCAACGCGGAACGCATCGTTGATCAGCGTGATGACCTCCGCGCGAGCACCTTCCGTCCATTCATGGAGGCACTCGTCGATCAGCGCCTTAGCCGCCTGCAAGCGCTCGTCGAAGGCGATGTTGTCGGCCATGGCCCGAATGACCTTGTAGCGCCCGTCTAAGCTGACCAAAGACACGTTGCCCTTCTTGCCACCTACCTTCGCCTGGTACTGCTCGGCCGACAGGGTAATGAAGGCTTCGATATCGCCGAATGTAGCCAGTTTGAAGTCAAGCAACGCCTTGCTCAGGGCTTTCCCCTTCGCGACGATCTCCTGCACGAGGTGGTCGCGCTCCAGGTCGATGGGCTTGATCATTTTTTCAGGTACCAGGCGCCCCTTGGCGTCCATGCGGTACCCGGCGGGAACATGCACTGTTTGTTCAGCCATGGGAGGGTTCCTCTTCGGGATTCGGTACAACGCTCATCTCAGCCAGGGAGACGAACGCATTCAGGATGTGTCCGCAGTTGCTGCAGGTGATCACCAGCTCGATCAGGCTCGGGTCATGAGCTGCAGAGCCTGCGGTGATTTCGGGGTACGGCGTGCTGCACGCGGGGCAGTCGATTTCCAGAACATCAGCCATGGGGACGACCCTCCAGCTCGATATCAATCTGCAGGTCGATCGCGTCACCCTGTGCGAGGAGCAGCGCCGTGGCCTTCACTAGGTTCTTTCGAGCGTCCAGGCTGGGTTTCCACCAGGATGGCTCGAACGGCCACCAGCCCGGCACCAGTTGCGTCAGGCACGGCGCTCGCTCTGGCTGGCAGATCTGCGTAACGGCTTCGTCGGCGTAGCAGGTAGCAGCCAGCGCCAGTTCACCGCCCCGGTGCTCGGCATCATGGCTGGGGCTGAAGCCTTCCTGGAGGATCTGTCGCTGCCGTTCTGCCAGCACATCCCGAGCGAAAGCAGATACCGGCTGCTGGACCGGCATCGCGAAAAGAGCGATCACGTTCTTGCCATCCTCAGCCCATTGCTCCGCTCGGTTTGGATCAGCCGTGTGGTCCGAGATCCAGGCGCCGTCGAAAATGGCCCATGCCACAGGCTGTACTTGCGGCGCCCCATAGAGATGGGCTGTGCAGCTCATGAGGTCGGGGTAGCCACCAGGACGTCCCATTCGGTGCTTGCCGTTCTCCAGCGGCACGCCGGCCTGGCAGCCGTCGCACTGGTTCCGCTTTGTGCCGTTGTTCATCAGTGCACCCTCCCGTTGGCCGCGGCCTGCTTAAAGTTCTCGCGGTAGCGGTCGGTGAACTGCTCGACCTTGCGCATGACCAAGTCGTGATCTCCGACGAGTTGTGCTTCGCACATCACAGCCAGCTCGTTGCAGAGCCGGTCGCTGCTGGCTCGCAGTTGATCGAATTGGAGCCAGAGGTCGTTGTACCGGTTGCACTCCGTGACCAAGTTTTGCTCGGCCTCCTTTACCTGCGCCCTCAGCTCGTCAAGGAATCCGTCGAATCCACCCAGGAACAAGAGCGTTCCGTCGTCGTCGACCTGGAACGTCGTGTTGAGCAGCGGAACGCGCACACCCTGAATGCTGGCGAACAGCTCGACTTCATCCGGTTCCAGGTCCAAATGGCGCGCAACGGTGTGTAGGCGACCAGCCAGCTTCTTTACGGTTACCGGAAAGCTGCTCATTGGTCCTGCTCCTTCACCGGGGTCGTCCAGGCCACGTCAACACCGAGCAGGCTGACAACATGGACGGTGACCAGCCCGCGAGTGGTCTGGCGAATGCCGCGGATGGCGTTGCGGAAGCGGCGGTGCAGCCGCAGCGAATCCTCTTCGCGGATGAACAGGCGGCGATCGAGTAACGACGTCTGCTCAATCGGAATGCCGGCCTGGCGCAAGGCGCGGGTGGCGCTGTTGACGGCTTCCAGGCAACGGGCCAGCTCCGGCGTCAGCACGGTGCAGAGCGGCAGATGGGTAGCTTTCGGATGCTCTTCAGGGAGGCGGCCAGTAATCGGTACGACGTTCATCTCACACCCCCCTGATCACATCGGCAGTGACGAGCGGTTCGCCGACATGCACCGCCAGATTCATCGCCGCGATCATCATGTTGCCGATGGCCAGCGGGTAGAGCTGGCTCGTCTTGTCGCGGCCGCTGGTGCTCAGGCGCTCGATCAGCGCCTGGATACCGCTTGCGTCCACCACGTCGGACAACTGCTTGCCAGCCCGGCCGAAGCGGAACTCCAGGTGCTTTTCCACGGCAGCAACCGGGATCGACTCCAGCTCTACGATCTCAATCCGCTGCACCACCTCGCGTACGTCACCGTTGCGCGGGGAAAGCTTGGTGCCCAGTTCGGGCTGGCCGATCAGGATGATGCTGACCAGCTTGGTGAAGCCGTCCTCCAACTCACGCAGGCGCTTCAGGTGCTTGAGCGTGGCGATCGGCAGGCTGTGTGCCTCCTCGATGATCAGAACGTGCTTGAAGCCGGCGGCATGGCTGACCTTCAAGGCTCGGTGCAATTGCGCGAAGCGTGCCTCCGGGCTCGATTTCGGCCGCTCCAGTGGCGCAACCGCAGCCATCATGGCTTCGGCGATGTGGGTGACACGCAAGGTCTTGCCCTTGGTATCGCTGTCCTCCATGGCCAGGACGTAGGGCTCGATAGGGATCACTGGAGCATTCTCGGTGTTCAGGCGGTGCACCAGATCGCGGCGCAGGGTGGATTTACCGGCGCCGGACTCACCCACCACCGCAAGAAAGCCGTCATGTCGGGCGACGTGATACATCGCCTCGCGGACGTAGCGAATGTCGGGGCTGACGTACATGTCGTCAGCGCTCTGCAGCTCTTCGAAGGGGTCACGACGGATGTCGAAAGCCTTCTTCGTCGCTGGTAGCAGTACCTGTTTGTTCATTACCATGGGGTCGCACTCCTCGTTTTCTTGAACGTTTTCGGGGGTTGCAGGGGCCTCGGCGTTGGCGCGCCGGGGCTCCATCTCTTCTTCCAGCAGCGCGATGTCGTCATCGTTCGCGCCGTGCTCGTATAGAAAGTCCGCGACCGCGCCAAACAGGCGAGATTTGTCGAGGGACTTCGGCCAAAGGCCGTGATTGATCAGTTGAGCGATCGCCGCCGGGCTCAGGTCGACCGCTCGGGCCAGGTCGGCCTGGGTCTTGCTGACCCCGGCAAGCACTTCCTTGAGTTTCAGCATCAGTTGCCTCCTACGACGCGCAGGCCAGGCCGGGCCGGCTTGCGCAACTGGTTGGCGATGGCGTCGAGCTGGTCTTCCGGCACGCCTTCGGGGTGGGTCTTCTTGAGCCAGGCCATCGAGTCCGTGGTCCAGGCTTCACCCAACTGCGCGCGTAGACGTTTGGCCGCCTCGACATGCGGAAGGAGCGGAACCTCCACGATGGGGGCTACCAAGCTGTGTTCCGTGCCGCGTCGAGGCATGAAGGTGGGCAGTTGGGTGTCGTCGATATGTTGGAAGGGCTTCAAGGCACCGCCGAACGGAACGGACTTGGCCTTGCGCGCAGCCTGCACTTCCATTTCGCTTTCGACGCCATAGGCCAGTTGGTCAACGGCTTTGCGGGCCTTCTGCGCCGGAGTCTCAGCCTGGCGGCTGAACGTCTGCCCGATCACCGGTGAAGTGGTCGCGTAGCCGCCCTCATCCTTCTCGACCTTGGGAAGGACATAGAAGACCTGACGGCCCTGCTCGTTGACCGTGACCAGTTGCACTGCATCTTCGCGCCAGGGGTTGCGGGTGATAAGCACGTGGTCGTTGACGTTCACGTCCGGGACAACCGAAATGTCGTACTCGCACCCTCCGAACGAGACGCGAAGTTTGGCCGTGACCTTCCGAGACTCTGGTGCCCTCACTGCAAGCTCCCGGCACAGCTCGACCGTGGGCGCCTTGATCAGTTGGTCAGCCCGGATGGTCATCCAGAGTTCTGACCTGGTGCGCCTATGGCGGCTGTGTACGGCGGTCGCATTGAAGTGGGCGCGCCACTTCTTCGCCTGGGCGTTGAGTTCGTCCAGGTCGTTGACCGGTTCGAACTTCAGCTTCGACTCGAACTTGCGCTCGATGATGTTCCGGGCGTTCTCGACCGAGCCCGTAACCCGCGCCGCGCCTGGCGCGTGCACGATGACCTCGATGCCCAGGGAGCAGCACAGATTCTTCGACATCGCCGAGATGTTGGCCGAGCCAGGGTCCATCATCAGCACGCGCGGCACGCCGTGGAGCATGTCAGCTCCACCACGCTCTTGCATGGCCTCGATCAGCACCGTGCAGAAGTTCTCGCCACTCTCGGCGCCCATCACATAGCGGACGTAGATCCAGCCGGTGTAGTGATCGGTGATCTCGTAGGACCACACACGGTCAGCGGCCACACGATCCAGGTTCGCTGGCTTGTTCTTATAGAACTCCTTGCGATCCATTACCTGCAGGCCGCTAGCCTTCTTGTTCGCCCCAGGCTTCAGGTAGTAGAGGACGCAGAGGGACGCATCGATCTGCCAGACGTGGTTCGGATGCAGGCTGCGCAGTTCGGTGACCGGCTCCGGCGCCAATAGCTGGGATGGATGCAGGCGGTAGCTGTGCAGCGCGCGGCTGATCGCGCTGATCGACATCGGGCGGATCTCTCCGGTGCGTCGGTCGACAGACTCCGCACGGATCAAGCCGCTGGCGCGAAGATCCTCGACCGCATCAGCAACGGAATACAGGCGCTTCGCGTTATGTCGGGCCGAGTGGATCAGCGCCGTGCTGATCACCAGGGCCTCGTCACGCCCCAGGCGGCTCTGCCCCGCGTCCTTGCGCCGCTTACGCGGTGCGCGCTCGCGCACCTGTACATCCTTCAACTTGCGGTACAGCGATGCCAGCGACAGACCCAGCTCTGCCGCGGCTGCTTTGCATAGCGCCGTGCGCTGCCCCTGACCGGCGCTCTGTAGCTGCCGGTCGAGGTCAACCAGGCGCTGGGTGATGACGGCAGACACGGCCATGATCAGGCTCCCACTCCGTCCGCGAACTGGGCATCCAGGGCAGCCATATCGGCCCCCACCCAGTCGGGTGCCTGGTCGCGACCAAGCTCTGCAGGCAGGTCGAACTCGTTGCGTACCTCCTCCAGGAGTGATTCCAGGTGGACGATCAGTGCAGCCTGGAAGGCGCGATGGTCGGCACCTTGCTCCTCGGCCTGCTCGGCCAACTTGGCGAAGCCTTCACGCAGTTGCCCCATGATCCCGACCTCGACCTCATAGGCCATGGACGTGACTTCCTGACGCAGCTCTGCCGCGCGCTGGTCGGCCGTCATGGTTTCCACCTGGCGGCGTGTCTTCTCCAGTTCGAGCTTGGTGTTCTGCAGGTTCTCGGTGGTGTTGGCCAGCAGGCGCCCCTGCGCTTCCTTGTCCTCGCGGAGGTCGCGCAGAGCCTTGCGCAGCTCGCGGGATGTCATTCGATCGATGTCGTCCAGATCAAGGCCGGCGATCGTTCCTCCGTCAGCCAGCGCAGCCAGGTCTTCATCATCTTCTGCCAGCAGCTCGAAGAGCTTCGTCTTCCCCAAAACGGCAAGCGCTTGCCGTTTTGACTCCAGCGCCGGAGAGAGATACTTGAACGCGGCCTGCATCATGAGACGCGCCGTGCGATCCGCGAGTCCGAGCTGTTCAGTGACGATCTGAGTGAACTCGCCGTGGGGCTCATGCTCCTTCAGCACGATCAGGCGCTTTCCGGCTTCCAGCATGGCTTCCGCCGACTGGGCCATGTAGAAGCGCGCCTCATTGACCACGCGGATGCGGTCGTAAGGGAGGCCGTCGCCGAACTGCGCCATGACCTCGGTACTGTGCTCCGTCATGGTGGCGATGTTCTGGTTGATAGCGGCGCTATCCAGCTCCGGCAGCTCTACTGCGGGTTTCGGTTTGGTGGCAGTACGTCCCATGGGTATCCCCTCAGATCATGGAGCCGGCAGCGACCCGGCGGTTGAGTTCGTTGATGCGGTTCTGCATGCGGCTGACGTGGTCCGCATGGGCCTGGGCTATCTGCAGCATGCTGACGCTGTGAGCGAATCGGCCGTCTTCTCTACGCTCGGCCAGGCCGGCCTCGATGAGGGTCTGCATGTAGCGGGTGATGTTGGCCGGGCTCTCGCCAAGGGCCTTGGCGACTTCGCCATTCGAAAGGCCCGTCAAGGTGTGTCCTTTCAGCGCGATCAGTACGCGCAGGACGCGGAGCGCGGTTTCGTTGACGCGTTTCTCAGTCATCGGAATCTCCAAGTTCGAGCTGGGGGTGTTCGTGTTGGGTGACGTTTCCGTGGTGCCAGGCCAGGGACTCCAGGCCCGCCCGCAGCGCGTCCAAGGTCTTGTCCCGGTCTTGGCTGCCGGCATGGAATGCCAGGAGCGCCCCAACGGCGTCATGCAGGACGGTCTGCAACTGCTGCACGTCCTTGGGCGAGGTCGTGCGGCCAGTCGGAATGTCGATGAGGAGCTTTCCGTGGGCGGCAGCCAGGTAGCGTGTGATCAGTGGAATGCCGGTGGCTTTCTCCAGGGGCACCACCAGGCACAGCGGCAATCGGCCGTTGGCCATCCACTTGTAGAGACTGGATTGGTTGGTCTGCCCCAGGTGATCGATGGCGAGGCGCTCGACCCCGCGGTTGTACCTCTGCGTACCGTGCTCCACGCAGCCCTCAATGGATGCACAGGGCGAGCGCGGCACCCAGGTCTTCCAGTTCCGGCGCTTCATTGGACGGCGCTCCAGAAGCCCCAGTAGTCGGCGTCCAAACAAATAGCTGTTTTCACCATTGGCAAAGCTATTGCGACAACGCCAGCCTGATGGGGTACATTCATCTGCGTCGGAGAGACTGACATGGCTACCCCCGATCACTTGGTTCTTGATGCGTCGATGCGCTCGGCGTTTGTTGCTCTGGCTCGTCGACTGGCGATTGATCACGGCTTTGACCTGCTAGGCCTTGCCTGTGACCTGGAGACGCTGGCTGACGCGCAGTCAGGCGAGACATGGCAGATGCCGCATCGGGATCTGGCTGGTGTACTGCGGTATGTCGCCGAGGGGGCTCAAGCAAGCGGGAACTGATCTGGTGGGCCTCTTCACGATCCAGGCGATGGTTGAGCAGCCGTCCAGCGCTGATGAGCATCAGTCGATCGATCAGGCGCTCAGCGCCTGGCGATGCAGCGCTCCGGTCCACCAGCAGGAGGTTGCATTGGTGAGCGTCGGCCAAGTGCCAGACGATGTCCGAGGCATCACCGGGGGCGCAGGCGATCAGAGCATCGAGCGCGGAACGCCAGGTGTCCATCGGGGCGGGAGTCAGGTCAATGTGCTCGACCGGCGGCTGAATGCGAGGCATGGCTGTACTCCTCAGGCTGCGAGCTGCTCGACGGAGAGCTTCATGCCGAGCTTCAGGGCGATTTCGTGGGAGGTGCCGCGGCGGCCTTTGAACTGGCCGTTGATAACCATGTACACCTGGTGCCGGGGATAGCTGTTAGCCTCGGCCCAGGCCGAGACCGTTACGCCAGCGGCGCGGAAGAGTTCCTTGACGCGCTCTCCGGTGTACGGGGTGCGAGTGGGGAGCGGATACGGGACGTTCATGACGGGGTTCCTATCTGCTGAAAGATTGCTAATAAACCAATGCATGTGCAGTGCTTTGGTGTGAATTGATACTGAGGAACGAATGTTCCCATGTCAAGAGAAAAGAGGAACGTTTGTGCCCTTTTTTGGAGAGCGTTTGCGCGCGGAGAGGGAACGCCTGGGCTTTAGCCAGCAGGAATTCGCCGACATCTGCGGTGTCACCATGCGAACCCAAAGAAACTACGAGAAAGGTGATCGCCAACCAGATGCGAGCTACTTGGCTGCTTTGACCCAAACGGGTGGTGACGTGCTCTTTGTTCTCACTGGGCAACGTCAGGTAGGCGCGGCGGCATGGTTGATTGACGTTGATCGCTTAGCCCGCATAGTGAAGATGCTCGAAGCTTTCGCCCGAGATGCCGGGAAGCGTTGGCCGAGTACCCAACTCATGGCGGTGGCAGCCGAGGTTTACAACGCCTTATTGGACGAGCCCGCCTTGGATGAACCCAAGGTCGAAAGGATTTTGAAGTTGGTAGTGAATCGCTGAGGTAGCAAGGAGTGGTAATGCAGAGCGGGGACGATGGCTTGGCCAAGCTGGCCGAAAAGCTTCACGGTATTCGTGAAAGCCTTCCTGGAGCGGATGGTGAAACGCCGAACGTGCCGGCGTCCGATATCCGCATTAAGCGCAACAGCGGCAACGTCAATTTCGGTACCCAGGTCAACATCGGCGCCCCCATCATATCGGAGCCGATTGCCCTCTCTCAGCGAAGGAGCTTGAACAACAGGGTGGAGGAAATCGCAGGGATCTACGGCGTCGATCCTCGCGTCATCTGGCGCGAAGTCCTTCATACCAGATTCGGCATCGGTAACGTCGGTGAGCTATCGAAGGCGCAGTATGTCGAGGCTGTTCAAGCGCTAGATGCCCACGAAGCACAGCTCAAGGCTCTGGCGGCGGAAAACAGAGAGCAGAGCCATGTAAAGCGCTTGGTTGCAGAGGTGCTACAGCTCGCGAATAGCCGGGGGGCCTATCAAGACATGGCCAAATTCTGCTCCCGTGAGTTCGGCCTGACCGTCCTGAATGACCTGAGCCCTGATCAATTGAAGCTGGTACTCAAATACCTAGACAAGGCCACAATCGCTCAAGATCTGCCGACTAAAGAGGCTGCCGTAAAACGCCAGACATCTCCAAGGCCTACCGCATATTCACAGGGAGGCTTCGTAGCGGAAGCTAAAGCGTTGGTCCTTCAGTACCCCATTCACTGTGGCGCCATCGCTCTGGTACTGCTCATGTTGGGCAAGATCATCTAATAAGCAGCTTTGCACTGGTAAATGAATGGGAGAGGTATGGCCAGGATCAAGACGAAGGTGCAGTTCGCGGGTGGAGGAGCTTTCATTCAACTTCTGGGGGTATTGGCACCGGTTGTTGGTGGAGTGCTTCTCGGCGTAATTGGCGGCGCTATAGGTGGAGTGATCGGTATTGCCCTGTTTTTCATAGGCAGCGAGAAGTCCAAGTTCGCTTGCTGTTCTGAATGTGGGAATCCGGTAGCTGGCCGCTTCGTCAAGATCTGTCCGGTCTGTCGTTCGGTATTCGACGGGACCCGCTCAGCAACTCTCGAGTCAGAGCCCGCCCCACCAAGCAGCGGCCTCCGAGATACCATCGTGTTCCTTGGTGGAGCGGTTGCTGTTGTCGCTCTAGTCCTTGGGTTGAAGTATCTCCTCTGAACATACACTGCAACTGGCTGCGATCGAAAATCAGGTTTCGCAAGCTTTGAAGTGCCTCGACGAACTGAGTGGCATGCAACTGCCCAGCGAAGAGCATAAACATCACTATCGCGAGATAATGGGAAAGTAAGAGATGGAAGCTAAAGGGAACGCCGCAGAGCGGTTGCTCAAGATACTTGAAGGAATGAAACGTACTCCACCTAAGACACCGTTGTCTGTTGCCTGGGCTAATACTTTGGGATGCCAAACCCCTAGAGAACTATTTCGCTACTTGGCTGACGTGATTCATCTTGCAGATGAAGCGCGGCGAGAGGTCTCTGCGTTACCGGATCTCAATCAAGAGCTGTTCTTGGCCCCGTTCACCAACATAGACAACCTTCTAGGTCGAACCAGCCTGACCCAACACTGGGGCGATTACATAGCCTTGTTAGATGATGCCACTCTCCTTGGACTTCGCTTTGCAGCTGAGCGTGTGAGTCGAGAGGGAAAACCAGCTGCCTACCTGGCTGAGGAGGTTGCAGCAGAGTTGGTTTCCGAACTAAATCAGATGCTTGAGCAAGTGGTTGCTTCAGAGTTGCCAGATGAGCTTAAGCATCTTTTCTGTCGCAATCTTGAGGAACTTCGCCATGCGTTGTTGGCGTTTAGAATCTCTGGTGCCCAAGGAATAGCGGATGAGATTGATCGGGCCCTCGGCTCTATCGTGAGGCACAGGGAAGTAATCAGGAGTGAAACTCCTAGCTCAGAGGAAAGCTTAGTGGAGAAGGTGTTCAAGCTCCTCGAGCGGGTAAATTCAACTATCAGCTTTGCCCAGAACACTGCTCCTCTTGTACCGGCCTTGAAGGGACTCTTGGCGGTTCTACCCAATTGACATCCGGCTGATTCTCGCACCTTCCAAAATACTCTCAGCTCTCGCGTGGGAATGATCGTCCCACCTGCTTGCAGGTAGGACCTTCAGTCAGGCCAAGGATGGCCGCCCCATCGGGAGCATCGTTATGTCATCGCCGCAACCCCGGCGCCGCCGCGCGCCGCGTATGACCAGTTGGACGCTGGTCACCCTCGTCCTGCTGATCATCCTCGCCGCGATTCGCCCGGAGCAGCTCCAGGTCGTCGCCTATAAGTTGGTCCTGGTGACCTTGGGCGCGGTGGCCGGTTACTGGATCGATCGCAGCCTGTTCCCCTACGTGGCTCGCCCGCATGAGTGCTCAGCCAACCTGGTTGTCGTGGGCGCATGGCTGCGCCGTGGGCTGATCGTACTGGCTTGCATCCTCGGCCTGACGCTGGGGCTCTGACCATGGGTGCCCCGCAAATCATCTGGATCGTGCTGGCCGCTGTGGTCCTGGTTACGTCCTATGCGTGCGATGGCCTCACCAACGTGATCAGCTTCAAGCAGCGCGTGTTCGACGTGATCGCGATGACGGCCCTGGTGTGGTGGGGAGGCTTCTTCGGATGAAGTGCCTGCTCACCCTCGGCCTGCTGGGCCTGCTGAGCGCCTGCCAGCCGGCCTTCGCGACGGATCGCATCCCCACTGCCGCCGAGCAATACCGGCGCACCCTGGTGCGCAGCGCCCATGCCGAATGGGGCCTGTCGGCGCCGATCGCCACCTTTGCCGCACAGGTTCACCAGGAAAGCCGTTGGCGTGCTGATGCCCGCTCGCCTGTTGGTGCCCAGGGTCTGGCGCAGTTCATGCCCGGAACCGCGGAGTGGATCGCCGGCCTGTATCCGGCCGCCCTCGGCACCAATCAGCCGTTCAATCCTGGCTGGGCACTGCGCGCGCTGGTCACCTACGACCGTTGGCTCTACGACCGAAACCAGGCCTCCAGCGAGTGTGATCGCTGGGCATTCGTACTGTCCGCTTACAACGGCGGCCAGGGGTGGGTAAATCGCGACCGTAGGCTGGCCTCGGCATCCGGCGCCGACCAGCTGGCCTGGTTCGATTCCGTCGAGCGCGTCAACGCCGGGCGCTCGGCCGCCAACTTCCGCGAGAACCGCAACTACCCGCGCCTCATCCTGCTGCGCTACGAGCGGATCTACCTGCGGTGGGGCGACGGCGTGTGCGGCGAGAGGTACACCCTATGAGACTGTCCCCCAGCATCACCCTGGCTCTGAACATTACCTACCTCGACCTAGCGCTGATCCAGCGGCTGTTCGCAGGCAGTCGCGACTTCCTGCCGGCACCTGAGCTGTATTGCTCGCCGGTGCCGCGCGAGCGGCATGGCAAGTCCGGGGTGGCTCGGGCGAAACGTAAGGCACGCAAGTACAAGCGGAGGAACCATGGCCGTCCTTAGCCTCCTGCGCACCAGCACGTTCTGGCTCGTGCTGAGCGCGGTGCTGTGCGGCGCAGCCGTAGTGATCCACGGCTCCGCAAGCTACGACCGTGGGTACGCCACCGCTCGTGCCGAAGGCGACGCAGCGCTGCTCAACCTGCAGCTGCAGCATTCCAACGAGCTGGCCAAGATCGCTGAGGACAACCTCCTGCAGTTCCAACAGCAGGTCACTCGCGCGAATCAGGCGGAAGCGCGATTCCTGTCAGCCCAGGACCAGTTCACTGCCCTCCAGCAACAGCTATCGGAGCGTATCGCCCATGTCTCGACCCAATACCGGCCGGCACCAGGTGCTTCCCCTGTGCCTGCTCCTCGCTTCGTTGTCACTTGCGGCTGGCTGCGGGACTACAACCACGCCCTCGGCGCCGATCTGCCCTCCCCAGCAGCCTGCAGAACTGCCGCCAGCCCTCAAGAAACGGCCTGGCCCGCCTCCGGCGCTGACGCCGAACTACTGGAAAGCGGTGTCAGCGCGGCTGACATCCTGGCCCATGCCCGCGATTACGGGAAATGGTCTCTCACCAACCTGGCGCAACTGAATGCGCTGCTCGATGTAAACGACAAGGAAACTCACTGATGGACTTGGACTTCGTGCTGCGCGCCGGCCAGTTCGTATTCACCGCGGCGGTGGGCCTGTACTCGCTGGCTGCTGCGCGTCGTTCCAGCTCCAAGGCCGAGGCCGAACACCTGACGAATCGGCTCTCATCCCAGGACAACCGACTTCTCACCTTGGAGCAGCAGATGCTCCACCTGCCGGACAGCCAGCAGCTGTCGGAGCTGGCCGGCGACATGAAAGCCATGCGCGCCGAGCTGTCGGGGTTGGCCAAAGCGCTGGACCCTTTGACTCGCTCGGTTGATCGCATCAATGACTACCTGCTCAGCGAGAGACGCCCATGACTAGCAACTACTCCGATTTCATCAGCCAGGACCGCCGCCTGGTGATCCTGCGCATCCTTGCGGAAATGCCGACCTACCAGGCCAACAGCTCGGTACTGCACACCGTCCTGAGCCAGTGGGGGCATGACCCCAGTCGCGACCAGGTGAAGGGCGAGTTGCGCTGGCTGGAGGAGCAGCAACTGGTGAAGATCGAGGACGTCAGCAACGGCGCAGTGCTGGTCGCGAAGCTGACTGAGCGCGGCGCCGACGTGGCCGCCGGCCGCGCCCGAGTGGACGGCGTGAAGCGTCCGGGAGCCTGACCATGGGCCGCAAGTCCAGCATCGACAAGCTGCCACCGGATGTGCGTTCGTTCATCGAGCGCTCCCTGCGCGAGAACCGCCTGACCCTGGACGAGCTGATCGAGCAGCTGCAGGAGCGCTTCCCAGGCAAGGAAAAGCCCAGCCGCTCAGCAATCGGCCGATACAAGGTCAGCTTCGACGAGATGACTCGGCGTCTGCGCGAGCAGCAAGCGATGGCCAGCCTGCTGGTTGAGGAATTGGGTGAGAACCCCGACGAGCGTGCAGGCGCGCTCCTGGTGCAGTCAATCACCACCTTGACGACCCATGCGGCCTTCGCTGCGCAGAACGAGGACGAGGTCGATATCGAGGACGTCCGCAAGCTGGCTCGAGCAGCCAAGGATGTCCTGCAGGCCCGCAAAGCCAGTATGGAGGAGCGCCGCCAGATCGAACGCGAAGCCCGCGAGAAGCTGCTCCAGGAGCAGGAGCAGCGCTTGGAAGAGCAGCGTGGCAGCGACGGGATGAGCGAGCAGCTCGAAAACCGAATCCGCGGCATCCTCCTGGGGAAAGCCTGACATGGCCATGCGCGCAACCACTGCCGAGCTGGGTAAGAGGCTTACTGCGACCAGTGCCCCGCGTAAGATCGACCTGGCCGAGGAGATGGAGCTGCTTGGCGTCGACGTGCCGCAGGAAATCTCCGAAGCCCAGCCGGCCAATGAGCCCGTCTTCCTGCCGTACCAGCAGCGCTGGTTCGAGGACGAGAGCCAGATCATGATCGCGGAGAAGTCCCGCCGTACCGGCCTGACCTGGGCCGAGGCCGGGCGCAACGTGATCAATGCCGCCAAGCCGCGGCGCCGAGGTGGCTGCAACACCTTCTACGTCGGCAGCAAGCAGGAGATGGCGTTGGAGTACATCGCCGCCTGTGCTCTGTTCGCCCGTGCTTTCAACGAGCTGGCAGAGGCCGACGTCTACGAGCAGACCTTCTGGGACGAAGGGAAGAAGGAAGAGATCCTGACCTACATGATCCGCTTCCCGAAAACGGGGCGGAAAATCCAGGCCCTGAGCAGCCGGCCGAGTAACCTGCGCGGCCTGCAGGGCGACGTGGTGATCGATGAAGCAGCGTTCCATGAGTCCCTGGAGGAGCTGCTGAAGGCCGCCCTGGCATTGACGATGTGGGGCAACAAGGTGCGCCTGATCAGCACTCACAACGGCGTCGACAACCCCTTCAACACCTACATCCAGGATGCCCGAGAGGGCCGGAAAGACTACAGCATCCACCGCATCACCCTCGATGACGCGATTGCTGAGGGACTGTACAAACGCATCTGCTACGTCACGGGCCAGGATTGGTCACCCGAGTCCGAGAAAGCCTGGCGTGATGGTCTGTACAAGAACGCCCCCAACATCGAGTCGGCCGAGGAAGAGTACGGCTGCGTCCCGAAAAATTCCGGCGGCGCCTACCTGTCGCGGGTGCTCATCGAGCAGGCGATGGTCGCCGACCGCTCGATCCGCATTTACCGCTACGAGGCGCCGGCCGGCTTCGAGAGCTGGACGCCAGAGCTGCGAGAGGCGGAGGTTCGCACCTGGTGCGAAGAGAACCTCCTGCCAGAGTTGGCCCGCCTTAGCGACCAGAACCGCCACACCTTCGGCGAGGACTTCGCGCGCCGCGGCGACCTGACCGTCTTCACGCCTTTGGCGATCTCGCCGACTCTGCGCAAGCGCGTCCCCTTCCAGGTCGAGCTACGGAACCTCACCTACGAAGCTCAGCGCGACATCATGCGCTTCATCTGCGATCGCCTGCCGCGACTCAGTGGGCTGGCCTTTGACGCCACCGGCAACGGCGGCTACCTGGCCGAGCAGGCTGCGCTGAAGTACGGCGCCGGGATGGTCGACCAGGTGCAGCTCAACCTGGCCTGGTACGCCACCTGGATGCCGAAGCTCAAGGGCGAATTCGAGGCATTCAACCTGGAGATCCCGCGGCACCAGACCGAGCTGGATGACCTGCTCTCGATCAAGGTCGAGAAAGGCATCCCTGTCATCGACAAAGGCCGCACCAAGGACTTGGAGTCAGCCAGCGGCAAGGGCAAGCGTCACGGGGACGCCGCCATTTCTTTGGTCATGGCCGTCCGAGCCAGCTACATGGAGGGTGGCGAGATCGCCTTCACGGCGCTGCCACGCCATAGCCGCGGCTTCGACAACGTCCAGGACCACAACAACGATATCGAGCTACCGGAGCCTTCAGCATGGTGACTATGACCCGGATTCTCGGCCCCGACGGCCAGCCGCTGCGGCTGAACGAGATCCGTGAGCCCCAGACCGCCCAACTGACCAGCCTGCACCATGAGGTCGCTGGTCACCCATCTCGTGGACTCACGCCTTCAAGGCTTGCCTCGCTCCTCGACTCCGCCGAGCAAGGTGACATCGTCGCCCAATATGAGCTGTTCGAAGATATGGAGGAGAAGGATGGCCATATCCACGCCGAGATGTCCAAGCGGCGCCGCGCGGTGGCCCAGTTGGACTGGGACATCGTTCCACCCGACAACGCGACAGCTAAGGAGAAGGAAGCTGCGGCGGCCTTGTACAACCTCATGCAAGGCCTGGACGACTTTGAAGAGGTAATCTTCGATACCACCGACGCCATCGGCAAGGGCTTCGCCTGCCAGGAGTTCGACGGCTGGCAACGCGTTGATGGTAACTGGCTCCCCAAGGCGATCATCCATCGTCCCCAGTCATGGTTCCAACTACCGCGAGGCGTTCGGCAAGAGATCCGGTTGCGTGGTCCGTCGGGAGGGACGCCGTTGCAACCCTTCGGTTGGATCACGCACGTTCATAAGTCCAAGAGCGGCTATCTGGAACGCTCGGCTCTGTTCCGTGTCCTGGTCTGGCCCTACCTGTTCAAGAACTACTCGGTAGGCGACCTGGCCGAGTTCCTGGAGATCTACGGCATCCCCATGCGGGTCGGTAAATACCCGACCGGTGCCACCGAGAAAGAGAAACTCACACTGCTGCGCGCCCTGGCCGCACTTGGGCACAACGCTGCCGGGATCATCCCTCTTGGCATGGAGCTGGATTTTCTGAACGCAGCCCAGGGCGATCCGGCCGCGTTCCAGTTGATGATCGAATGGTGCGAACGAACTCAGTCAAAAGCCATCCTCGGTGGCACGTTGACCAGCCAAGCAGATGGAAAGACCTCCACCAACGCCCTGGGCAATGTCCACAACGAGGTACGCAAGGACTTGCGGGACGCCGACGCGAAACTGTTGGCGAAAACACTCAGTCGTGACCTGGTCTACCCGATTGCCGTCCTGAATGGGCTTGTCGACAGCTGGGCACGTTGTCCCCGGCTGGTCTTCGACGTCCAGGAGGCCGAAGACCTCAGCGCCTACGCCACAGCTCTTCCACCATTGGTGAAGCTCGGGATGCAGATCCCTCGCAGTTGGGCGCAACAGCGCCTGGCAATCCCGGAGCCAGCCGAGGGCGAGGAAGTGCTCGCGACCGTGACCGAGCCGGTCGTACCGCCTGCGCAGGTGCCCACACGTACCTTGGGAAAAGCGGTGGCCACCGCTGAGACACCTCCGCCGAAGACCGCCGACCAGCAGTTGGATGACGCGCTCCGCCCGACCACCGACCGATGGATCGACCAAGTCCGTGCGCTGGTGCAGAGTGCATCCAGCCTGGATGAAATCCGTGATGGCCTGGAGCAACTGCTTCCGGACATGACCCTGGAACAGTACGCAGATGCGATGGCGCAGGCCCTGGCCGCCGCGGCGCTACAGGGGCGAGTCGAGATCCTGCAGGAGGTGGCCGGTGGCGCTTAGAGCTACCTCACTGCCTTTCGCCGAGCAGAACCAGTTCTTCCGGCGCAAGCTCAATCTGCCGACCAACGCCTGGACGGACATCTACACCCGCGAACATGACTATGCCTTCGTCGTCGCCGGCGCCAACCGCGACGACCTGGTGCAGGACTTTCGTCAGGCAGTGGAGAAGGCAATAGCCGATGGCACTACGCTGGAGGAGTTCCGCCGTGACTTCGACCGTATCGTCGCCAAGTACGGCTGGAGCTACCGGGGCGGGCGCAACTGGCGCAGTCGAGTGATCTACGAGACCAACATGCGCAGCAGCTACATGGCCGGCCGCCTGGAGCAGCTCATGGCTGTGCGCGAGGAACGTCCTTACTGGCAATACCTGCACAGCGATGCGGTTGAGCATCCGAGACCGAAGCATGAGTCCTGGAATGGCCTGGTCCTGCGTTGGGACGATCCTTGGTGGCAATACCATTTCCCGATCAATGCCTGGGGATGCCAGTGCAGCGTGCGCGCGCTCAGCGAGGATGACCTACGCCGTATGGGCAAGGATGGCCCGGACGAGGCACCACCGATTGTGTGGCAGGCCCGGACCATCGGCCAGAACAGCCCAGACGGGCCGCGAGTGGTCGAAGTACCAGAAGGCATTGATCCCGGCTTCGAGTACATGCCGGGCCAAGCCAGACTGGACACTGCGGTGCCTCAGCCTCGCAATGGCGGGCCTACGCCTCCGGCCGGTCTACCAAGCACTCCGGCTTCTGACCCGCTGCCTGCGCCTCGTCCTGTTCCGACCAACCAGTTGCTGGACCAGGACATGCTCGATGCCGACGCGATCAAACGCTTCCTGCGGCCGTTCGGCGCGACCCTGGATAAGCCGGCCGTCTTCCAGGATGTAGTCGGCCAGCGCGTAGTGGTGGGGCGCGAGATGTTTGCCAGCCGAGCCGGCGGTGATCTGCTAGTAGCGGAATCCGGCATGTCGAAGAAGTGGTTGATGCTGGCGGCTGAAGCACTGCGGCGTCCGGCAGAGATATGGGTACGGCTGGATTGGGTCGAATCTCTGAAAAAGGCTGTGGTCCGTCGACGTTACCTGGCCAGCCTGCAGGTAAGCGGCGAAGCGGCTCCCGTCCAGGTTGTTGTCGAGCTGGACGCCAACGGCTGGGCGGCGAGCGCCGCGGTCGTCCAGCCAGGGCAGCAACCGCTGGCACCATATCGCCAAGGTGTTCGGCTGTACCAGGAGACGTGACGTGGCTGGAGTAACCCTTGAATACAGCAGTGAGAAGGTACTTGAGGCGCTGAGGGCAGCCGCTGATTTCATGCGCTCCCCGGCCCCGATGTTCCGTGATATGGGCGAGTACATGCTCATCGCCTTGGACGAACGCTTCGAGAGCCAGAGCGCCCCTGACGGTACGCCTTGGCAGGCGTTGTCCCCGACCTATCAGCGGCGAAAGCGGAAGAACCAGGACAAGATCCTGGTGCTCGATGGCTATCTGAAAAACACCATCCGATATCAGGCCAGCGACGACGAACTGGCGGTCGGGTCCAACCGTGCCTATGCAGCAATTCATCAATTCGGTGGTGAAATACAGATTGCGGCTCGCAGCCAGCAAGCGTATTTCCGGCATGACGCCAAGACCAACGAGGTCAGCCCCCAGTTCGTGAACAGACGTCGGGCGAACTTCTCTCAGTGGGTGTCCCTCGGTCCCTACACTATCAAGATCCCGGCTCGGCCGTGGCTAGGCACCAGCAACCGCGACGATGACGAGCTGCTAGCGATCGCACAGAAGCACCTCGATCGAGCGCTTTCCGGGAAAAGCTCCTGAGCGCGCCAAGAAGGCCTTTCATGGTTCATTTGGCTGCCGTGGTTCCACTCCAATGCGGATCGGCGCAGCAACGGCGTTTATAAATCGATTTGAAGAGGGTTCCTCTTAGTGGCTCAGGTAGAAATTGCCTGAGCCACCAGAATTTCCGCTTCGCACGATTTTCGCCCCTTCCAAAAGACAGCTTAAGTGTCTGGCGCACAGAGTGGCGCCATGAAAACGAAGCCCCTTCTCGCCGCCATAGCTCTCGCCGCCTGCAGCTTCGATATACAGGCGCCGACCGAGGGCAATCTCATCACCCTGCAGGTAACCCCGGCCGGGCAGTTCAAGCCGCGCGACAACCGGGAAATGAAAGTCCCCGCCTGGAATATTGACGCTGCGTTGGCAGCGGCTGTCGTGCAGCGGTTCGCGGCAAAGAAAACGCCTCCGGTGCTCGACTACGAGCACCAGACCCTGTGGAAAGAGGAAAACGGGCAGCCGGCACCCGCTGCTGGCTTCTTCCGCGCCCTGGAGTGGCGTGAGGGCCAGGGCTTGTTCGCCCAAGTCGAGCTAACCGCCCGTGCAAAGCAGTACATCACCGATGGCGAGTATCGCTATTTCAGCCCTGTCTTCCTGTTCGACCCCGTGACGGGTGACGTCCTGGACCTTCAGATGGGAGCGCTCACCAACAACCCGGCTATCGACGGCATGCAAGCCCTAAGCGAGCGCGCTGCAGCCACTTTCCAACTGACCATCGATCCATCCAACGAGGAACCGCTCGTGAATCCACTGCTGAAAGCGGTGCTTGCCGCACTCGGCCTGGCCGAGAACACCACCGAGGAGCAGGCCATCGCCGCGCTCTCCGCCCATACCACTGACCTGGCCTCGATGCGCAAGCAGCTGGGCCTCGACGACACTGCTGCCTGCAGCGCCATGCTTGCAGCCTGCACTGGGCTGAAAGCCAAGGCAGCGACCGCAGTAGATCCGGCCAAGCATGTTCCCGTTACCGTCGTCGATGAGCTGAAGAACGAGATCGCGGCGCTGACCATCCGACTCGGCCAACGCGACGAGAAGGAACTGGATGCCGAGATCGCGACTGCACTGGAAGACGGCCGGCTGCACAAGAGCATGGAAAAGTGGGCTCGGGAGTTGGGCAAGGAAAACCGTGCCTCTCTTACTGCGTACCTTTCCGCTGCACAGCCGATCGCTGCACTGTCCGGCTCGCAGACTCGGGGCCAGCCGCCGGTACCGGACGAGAAAACCGGGCTGACGGCCGACGAACTGGCCGTATGCACGGCCATGGGTATCACCATTGAGGCCTTCAAGGCCGCGAAGGAGGCCTGAGCATCATGGCCCTGACCAAAGACCGCAACACCCCACGCCGCGACGGCATGCAGTTCAACGACCCGGTGGCGGCCAACGCCAAGATCTTTGCCGGCAGCCTGGTGTGTCTCGACGCTTCGGGCAACGCCGTACCAGGAGCGCTGTCGACCACCATTGCGGCGCGCGGTATCGCCCAGGAGCAGGTCGACAACACCGGTGGCGCCGCCGGCGCCAAGCGTATCGAAACCCGCCGGGGTGTATTCCAGCTCGCCAACAGTGCCTCGGCCGACCAGATCACCCGCGCCGACATCGGCAAGGAGTGCTTCATCGTCGACGATCAGACGGTCGCCAAGACCTCTGCCACTGACACCCGCTCGGTTGCCGGCGTCGTCCGCGATGTGGATGACGGCGGTGTCTGGGTAGAGATCTAAGGAGCAGCATTCAGATGATTATCAACCAGCAAAACCTGCGGAACCTCTTCATCGGTTACCGCGCGGCGTTCCAGAATGCCTTCGCAGGTGTTCAGCCTGACTTCAACCAGTTCGTGCTGACCGTGACGTCCGGTAATGCCTCCGAGCAGTATGGGTGGCTCGGTAACTCGACCGCGTTCCGGGAATGGCTCGGCGACCGAGTGATCCAGAACTTGGGCGTGCACGACTACACCATCAAGAACAAGACCTTCGAGAACACCGTAGGTGTTCCTCGCGAGAGCATCGAAGACGACAGCTACGGGCTGTTCACCCCCTTGATGGGGCAATTGGGCCAGGACTCCGCGATGCACCCGGCGGAACTCGTCTACGCGCTGCTCAGTGGTGGTTTCACTCAAACCTGCTACGACGGCCAGTACTTCTTCGACACCGACCACCCGGTAACTAGCGCGGCTGGCAACGAGGTTTCCGTCAGCAACTTCCAGGGCGGCAGCGGCACACCGTGGTTCCTGCTCGACACCACGCGAATCATGAAGCCGCTGATCCTACAGAAGCGGAAGGACTACAACTTCGTGACCATGGACGCCGAGAAAGACGAAAACGTCTTCATGCGTAAGGAGTACGTATACGGCGTTGACGCGCGCTTGAATGCCGGTTTCGGGTTGTGGCAGCTCGCCTACTCCTCCAGGGAAGCGCTGGATGCGAGCAGCTTCAACGATGTCTACGCGGCGATGCAGAGTTTGCGTGGAGATAAGGGCAAACGACTCGGTATCCGACCGAAGCTCCTGGTCGTTCCGCCATCGCTGCGCAGCCAGGCGTTGGAAGTGGTCAAGGCCGAACGCAATGCGGCTGGAGCCACCAATATCAACCGCGACGTGGTGGACGTGCTTGTCACCCCGTGGCTGGCGGCCTAACGGAGGCGTGCAATGGCAGGTAAGAAAAGAACTGCAGATCAACCCGAGGAGCGGTCCGGCGTAGCAGTAAGCGCGGACACAGGCCTGTCTACTGGTGATTTCACTTCTCCGCCTGGGGTTTCCGCCGGTCCCCAGGTTGTGGAGCAGCCAGGGGAGACCATTGCTCAGGATGCCCAGCTCGGCCAGCAGAGCGGAGACGCTGCTCCGTCGCCTGACGCGGCTCTGCAGCCAATGGCCAGCGCCAAGGGAGCGGCAGGTGAGGACGAGGTAGAAGCACTGTTCGTCCGTTCCGTACCGGATAGCTTCCGGCGCTGTGGCCATCGCTTCACGCGAGAAGGCCACGGCATTGCACTCTCGCTGTTGAGCGACGCCCAGGTCGATGCACTGCTCAATGATCCGAATCTGGTCGTCGAGCACTGCTCGTTTGCACTGAAGGATGTGAGCTGACCATGGACTACATCACTCTCGTCCACCTCGCCGAACGTCCTGGTGCAAAGGAGCTGGCTCAAGTCGCCACCGCCCAGCACCTGAAGATCGTCGATTCCGCGCTCCTCGATGCCGCGTTGCGTGGTGGAGATCTGAGTGCCTGGACGCCGGAGCAGGTGGCGGGGGTTGATCTCGTCCTGGAGCGAATCACCGAGGCCATGACCGAGGCCGAAAGCATCGTCAATGGTTACCTGGCCAAGCGAGGCTACGGCCTGCCGCTGAGTCCGGTGCCTGGCCTGGTTACCGGCTGGGTGCGCGACATCGGTCGCTACCTGCTGCACAAGGACCGAATCTCAGACGACAAGGACGCCATCCTGCGCAACTACAAGGATGCCTTGAAGTTCCTGCAGATGGTCGCCGACGGCACGTTCAGTCTCGGCGCCGAGGATCCGATCGCCAACAATCCCATGTTGGCCGATGTTCGCTTCGATGCCGACGAGAACGTATTCAATCGCCAGCAGCTGAGGAGCTTCCGGTGAGCAACGCTCCTTTCGATCACCGTCTGGTCATCGAGCGCCTCACCGCTACGGTGCCGGCGTTGCGACTGATCGGCACGGCAGCGGACTTCGGAGCAGTTAAGGCGCTGCGGGACTATCCAACGCCGGCCGCCTATGTGCTGCTCGCCGAGGAAAGCGGTGAGCCGCGACCAACCGGCAATAGCGGTGGGCCCGCCCGGCAGCGCGTCGGCGCGCTGTTCGGCGTTGTGCTGGCCGTCCGCAGCTACCGATACGACCAGTTGGCCGATGCGGCCGACGATCTCCAGTCGATTCTCGACCAGGTTCGCGGCGCGATGGTGGGCTGGGTACCCAGTTTGCCCTTGGCCAGGGGAACCCAGTTCGTTACCGGCAAGGTGCTGGACTCTGACGACACCACGCTCCTCTGGGGCGAGATCTATTCCACTCAACACGCCATCGGGAGAGACCCATGAGCACCAAGCAAGTCGCCGATACCGCTGAAGTGAAGCGGGAGAAGGTCATTCTGATCGCTGATCACACCCATGGTGAACAGAAGTGCAAGACGGGTGATGAGATCAGTGTCACCAGCATCGAGAAAGAATGGTTGATTCGCCACAAGCGCATTGCTGCGCCGGCCGATCAGGCCGCTGCCGCCGGCAAGGCAAAGGAGTAACCCCTCATGTCTCTGATTTCTCTCCAAGGCAAGATCTGGATGGCTGAGCGCAGTGCTCAAGGCAAGGCGTTGAAGCAGACCTGGGTGGGCAATGCCCCGACCTGTGAACTGCAGTTGGCCACCGAAACCACCAACGTGACCGAAAGCTTCAGCGGTAATCGCCTGCAGTACGGCCAGCTCGACCGCGGAAAGACCGCGACGATTAACCTGACGCTCGACGAATGGCTACTGCCCAACCTGATCTTGGGGCTGTACGCGCAGCAGGTCGCCATTCCCGGCGTGACGGTAACTGGCGAGGCGCTTCCCACGCCGATTGCGGTTGGTGATGTGTTCCGCCTGGCAAAACCCTTCATCAGCGATCTGGTGCTCACCCAGTCGAGCACTCCGCTCGTCGCAGGAACCGACTACAAGATCGAATCTGCCACGGCCGGTCTGATCGAGTTCCTGACTGCCCAAGCATCTGCGGTAAGCGCCGCCTATGAGTCCGAGGAAGCTGTGGCGCTGACGATGTTCACCCAACGGCCTCCGGAGCGCTGGCTATTCCTGGACGGCATCGACACCGAAACCGGCAAGCCGGTCTTGGTCGACTTGTTCCGCTGCAAGTTCAACCCGGTCGGAACTCTGGCAATGATCCATGAGGAATACGGCAATCTGCCGTTGACCGGCAGTGTCCTGTATGACCCGCTGAATGCCGGTGATCCGATGCTCGGTGGATATGGCCGATACATCGAGAAGAAGGCGGCCTGACCATGGCGCGGAAGGTAACCAGGAAGAAATCTGCCACTGGTGCAGAGGACCTGTCTGTCATCCACCCCGACCGCACGATAATCATTGCAGGCCGGGACGTGGTGATGCGCGAGTATGGGTTCTTCGAGTCGCTGGAGCTGCTCCCTCTGTTGGAACCGATCCTGGTCGACCTTGAGGAGCAAGCGAAAGCGAACGCGCCCTGGCCGGGCATCGAGGCGGTTCCTTCTTTCCTGGGCAATCATTTCTCGGTCCTGGTACATCTGATTGCCAAGGCGGCTTCGGTCGATATGGAGTGGATGCGCGGGCTTGGTGCAGACGACGGCTATGAACTGGTCTGGTGGTGGTGGATCGTCAATGGCCCTTTCTGCAAGCGCTGCGCCGAGAAACGTCTGCTGACGGCGCAGGCCATCGCCAAGCAGGCCAGGAAGCGGGACGCTGGTCAGACGCCATCGACTACCTCGTCGCCGCCGGTTACGGCTCCGTAGCCGACATTGGCAAGATGACTCGTCGGCAGATCCTGCAGCAGCTCGACGCGGTGGAGCGACGACATCGGCGCGAACGCGCTGAACGGGTGATCGACGTCAACTTCGCTTTTGCGGGCGGTCAGGACGCTGAACGTCACCTGCAGAAGCTTCTAAAATAGAAAGCGGCCTCCGGGCCGCTTTTTAGCGTCTTCCAAAAGACCTCACTGCTTGCGCGCGCGACCATTCGGGTATTTCCTCCGAATGTGATTCGCAAATGGCAAATCGAGATCTCGAAATCGCCCTTCGGCTGCGTGCCGACATGAAAGACGGCCAGGCTGCCGTCGAAGCTTTGGCGGCCGCGATCAGGGATGTCGGTAGCAAGGCGTCCGAGGCCGGCACGGGCCTGCAGAAAGTCGGTGCTACCGGCGCCGTCGACCAGGCCCAAGGGGCCATCGACAAGCTCGGCCACTCGCTGGATGGTGTGAGTGACAAGGCGTCCGAGGCCGGCAAGGGCCTACAGAAGGTCGGGACTACCGGGGGCGTTGATCAGGCCCAGGCGCCCATCGATAAGCTCGGCCACTCACTGGATGGCGTGAGTGACAAGGCGTCCGAGGCCAGCAAGGATCTGCAGAAGGTCGGGGCCACCGGGGCCGTCGATCAGGCCCAGGCCTCCGTCGACAGGCTTGGCCAATCCCTGGACTCCACAGGTAAACGCGCAGGCGACGCATCCCGTCAGATCACCCAAGTCGGCGAATCCGCAGAGCAACAAGCTGCTCGAATCAAGGCAATGGTCGCGGCATCGCTGCAGCAAAAGTCTGCGCAAGATGAGGCGGCAGATAGCACCCAGCGACTGAATACCGCTGTCCAGGCAGGAAACACCGCTTGGAGGGATAGCGCTCAGGCGCAGTCCAACGCCATGAACACCTTCCACAACGCCGAGCGCGCCCGTGTCCAGCAGGTCGCTGCGGAAAAGCGCGCGGCGGAAGCTGCAGCCGCCGCCGCTGCTGAGACCTCTCGGCAGGAAGCGGCAGCCCGCAAGCTTCTCGGGGCTATTGATCCAACTTACCGCTCTCTCGCTCAATTGGCGGACCAGGAACGACAGCTCACCGAGCACTTTCGTGCTGGTCGTATTGAGGCTACGGCGTACGCAAGCGCCTTGGACAGAATCCGAGCGCGGCGTGATGTCCTCAATGGCATTGGCAACGATGCCAGGACCTCTACCGTGGCTCTCAACAGCATGGGAGCGGCTATCCGTCGAGTGCAGGGCCTGTTGGTGGCAGGCGTAGCTGGGTACGGCGTAGCGTCCTTCTCCAAGGAAGTCGTCAACACCAACCTGCAGTGGCAGCAGGCGTTGTACACCATGGAGGCAGCTACGGGGTCGGCGGCGAAGGCGAGGCAGGAGTTGGAGTACGTCCGCGAGGTCTCCGAACGCCTCGGCTTGGAGCTGCTCAACACCAGCCAGGCCTATTCCCGCCTGGTGGCGGCCGCGAAAGAAACCCCAGAGCTGGGCAGTTCCCTGCGCACGATCTTCGAAGGCGTCGCCTCGGCAACCACTGCGCTGCACCTCACCCGCCAGGAAACCAACGGCATCCTGCTCGCCCTGGAGCAGATGGTCAGCAAGGGCAAGGTCCAGACCCAGGAGCTAGTTCTGCAGCTCGGTCAGCGCGTTCCCGGCGCGTTCTCGCTTGCCGCCAAGGCCCTGGGCACCAACACAAAGCAGCTCAGCGAGTGGCTGGAAAAGGGCATGATCCCGGCAGCCGAGTTTCTGCCGCGGTTCGGCGCTGCCCTGCAGGAAGCTTATGGGCCAGCCTCACAGAAAGCGGCCACCGGCTTGCAGGCCGAACTCAACCGTCTGGAGAACGCATTCACTGACTTGAAGATCCAGGCCGGCGAGTCGGGGTTCATCGACACCTTCACTCAGGCCGTGCGAGACCTGCGTGATGTGCTGAAAGATCCGGCGGTGGTGGAGGGCCTGAATCTCCTGATCAAGGGCCTGGGTACTGCAATCGGTTATGCGGCCAAGGGGGCTGCGGGCGTCGTCAACGTCACCAAGTTCGTCGCGGAGGAGATTGCGGCGCGCGTGAACGGTCCCGCCGGTGATGACGTACCCCGCTTGGACGATGCCATCGCTCGGGAAACCGAGTACATGGCGCGGGTCCAGTCCGCGCTCGACGAGGCCTACGAGAAGAACGACCAGAAGCGCATCCAGCGATACGAAGATGCACTCAGCAAGGCACAAGCGCAGATCCAAGCATGGCAGGACCAGCGTGACGCGGTGCTGAATGGTGCCGGCCAGGTCGCGGCGCTACCCGCGACTACGGTCACCGGTACAGGCCCCGCCACCAAGACACCCTTCACGCCATCAGGCGGCGAAGACAAGGCCGCTGCGCGCCTGGCCAAGCAGAACGAAGACTGGGTCAAGCAGTTGGAGAAGGAAGCGGCGACCTACGGCAAGGGTCGGGCTGCGTTGCGTGAGTACGAGCTGGACCAACGCAATCTGACAGGAGCCCTGGAAGCCCGCGCTCGCGCCGCCTGGGCGACCCTGGACGCGGCAGAAAAGCAGAAGAAGGCCGACGAGCAGGCAAAGAAAGACGCCACAACCCTAAAGCAACTCAACCTGGACTACCTTCGGGCCACCGGCCAAACCGTCGAGGCGGCCGGCGCCGAGATCGAGAAGAAGTACGGCGACCTGCAGAAGCGTCTGCTCGCCACGGGTGACACCGAAGGCGCCGGCCTGGTCAGCAAGCTGATGGGAATCGAGAAGGCCAAGGCTGAGCTGCAGCAGCTCCAGGACCAGGTCGACCGGATCTTCGGCGAGCAGTCTCGGCAGGAGTCGAGTATCCAGGCCGCCCAGCAGGCCGGTCTCGTCAGCGAACTGGCCGCGCGGCAGCAACTGCTAGACCTGCATCGGTCCACCGCCGACGAGGTAGAGCAACTTGTGCCTCGCATGGAGGAGTTGGCCAAGGCAACTGGCGATCCGGCAGCGATCGAGCGCGTGAAGGATCTCCGCCAGCAGCTCGAAAACACCCGGCTGGCCGCCGACCAGCTCACTTTGGCTCTGCGATCCGGTATCGAGAATGGCATGCAGAATGCGCTGCGCGGTCTCGCCGATGGCACGCTGTCGCTGCAGGAGGCCGCGGTTTCGTTCCTGCAGTCGGTCAGCCGATCGCTGGCCGACGTTGCCGCGCAGCAGCTGGCCCAGAAGGCTACCGCAGGACTCATGAGTCTGTTCGGCCAAGGTGAGCAAGACACCAGCATGGTAACGGGAGCCGCGGCCGTGACATCGGCTGCGGGGGCTCTGGCTGCGGCCGGAGGAACGCTGGTTACTGGCGCAGCTGCTCTACAGAGTGCCGCCGGGAGTCTGGCTCTGGCGAATGGGGTAAAGGGGGCAGGTGCCGCTGCCAGTGGTGCCGGTGCGGCCGGTGCGGCTGCCGGTGGTAGCGGGTGGTGGTCCTCGATCACAAGCATGTTCGGGTTCGCCGATGGCGGGCAGGTGCGCGGCCCTGGGACTCCAACAAGCGACAGCATCCCTGCCTGGCTTTCGGATCAGGAGGTCGTCATCAGGGCCGCGGCCGCAACCCAGCCTGGCATGACCCCGCTGCTCCTGGACATCAACAAGCGTGGTTGGGCTGCGCTGCATGACTGGTCCGGCGCTGTGCGCCACGCGACGGGCGGAATAGCCACCATCCCCGCGCCCGCAATGCCTGCTCCGGGCCTGGGTGCTGCGCGCCTGCAGGAGCCGTCCAGGAACTTCAGTACCTCGGTCGCCAACTCGATCTACCTGCACGCCGTTCAGGACACGGATCAGATGGCGGCCGACATGTGGGCCGGCAAAGGCGGCGAACACTTCCTGGTCTGGCTGAACAAGAACCGCCAGGCCGTCAAGCAGATTATCTAGGAGTCCCATGGCCACCGAATTCGGCACCGCCACGAACCACCAGAACCTGGTCGAGCGCCTCGTCCAGTTCCTCACTGCGAACCCCGACCTGGTCGCGGCTGGACAGGCTTACGAGAAGGTTTTCGACAACACCATCCCCGCGTCCGGCACGGCCATCGCCGTGCGCCAGGTGACCCTGCGCGCCCCAGGTCTGGGCGGCACCGACAGCATCTACATGGGGATTCAGAGCTACGGCGATACCGCCCTGGACTACTACAACCTTCGCCTGATGGGCGGCACGGCGTTCAATCCTGGAGCAATCCCGCCTGGCGGCGATTTCTGGACCGCGTTTGCTAACTACAGCCCGCGGGTTCAGGCGCTGCTGTGGAATCAGCCCATGCCGTACTGGTTCTTCGCCAACGGCCGCAGGTTCTGGCTGGTCGTAAAAGTCTCGACGATCTACGAGTCGGCCGGCGCCGGCTTCATCCTGCCACCCTGTCCGCCGTCGCAGTATCCGTACCCGCTTGCCGTCGTGGGCTCCTACCGTGGTGACGTTGCAACTCGCTGGTCAGACGTCAGCGACCGGCACCGGGGCATCAGCAGCCCTTATGAGCGTAGCTGCTATCTCCGCGATCCCGCCGGGCGCTGGCTCGGTTTCACTGTCGAAGGAGGGGCTGCCAACGAGTCCGACTACAGCAATCGGACGCTCCTCCCGCTGGGCTGCGGCCGATATGCGGGCAGCAGTGACACCGTGGTCAAACAACTGCGTGACTCGTTCGGGAAGTTCCCGCTCAAAGCGCTGTCGTTCGTCACCCGCGAAACCGAGGGGCGCCGCTATCTGGGCGACTTCGACGGCGCCTTCTACGTGCCGACGCTCAACTCGGGCGCTGAAGACGTGATTGTCGAGGACGGTGTGGACCACGTCGTTTTCCAAACCGCTTGGCGTAGCGGTAACCCTTGGCTCTACGCGATCAGGAAGGACTGAAATGGCTTACTTCACAGGAACAGCGAACAACCCGGCCGACTTGCTCGCCAAGCTGCGCGTCCACGCCGAGTCGCTCGGCTGGGTCACCGACCGCGCCTCGGCATCGGAATGGCTTTGTCACAACGCCGACGGCTACTGGTCGTTCAACGCCGGTTCCAATCAATGGCAGCTCGCGGGCAATACGGGGTTCGACGACGGGCTTGCGTGGAATGCGCAGCCCGGCAACTCGGTGCAGAACAACCCGTATTCGTCGAAAGAAGCAACCATAGCGCAGCTCAGCGCCGGGCCATTTACGCGCTATCACCTGTTCGCCACCGCTGCCTATCTGCACCTGCACGTCGAAATCGCTGCCGGTCAGTTTCGTCCAGTGATGATCGGCTCCCTCAACAAGCGTGGCGTCGGCTATACGGGCGGCCAGTATGTTTGCGGCTCGTTCCTCTACAGCTCTGGCCAGGCGCTCACAAACAACTGGTCATCGCATCCATTCGATGGTTACCACATTCGATACAGCGGCGGCGGCAGCATGCTGCGGCTAGATAGCCTCGACGGTAGCCCATCGCCGGACTGGTTGCCGTTCGACTACACAACGAACGTCTCCCGGCGCGTCGTCGGCCCCGGTCGCGGAAACTACAGCAGTCAGTACCATCCAGACGTGGGGCTGATCGACGCGAGCGCAAACGAGCTGAACAGCTCGACCACCCCTGTGCCCTGCGCCATCTATGCGTTCGGCGCTCAGCAGCGCTCGCGGTACGTGGGCGAGGTGCCGGACTTTGGCATATGCAACATGGCGTTCCTCGCGCCTGGCGATCCGCTGGTGATCGGCAGCGACACTTGGCGCGTCTATCCGTTGCTCCAACGCGGAAGCGCTACCGATTTCGGCAACACCAGCGCCTGGGTCGGCTACTGCTTCCGAGTGCTTGAGTAATGGCGACGTTTCCGGGGTTCCAAGTGCCGAAGCCTGTGGAGGGGATCGTTGCCGGCATCACGCCGAATATCGACGTCCTGGAGCTGAACCAGGACATCAGCCTGGCAGCGGTTGCGGCCTCGACCTGGGCCGGGGTCTACGGGGCGCATCAGCCGGTCGAGGTGATCCATTCGTCGTACCAGGCTGTCCACCAAAGCGCTCTGGAAGAGAACTACTACAACCGCCTGTGGCTGATCCCTACGACCATGGAGTTGGGCAACGTCGTCAGCACCCAGGTACGACCGGCATCAGTCTGGAACGCATATTTCAGTCCGCGCACGCTGACCGCCATCGAGCGGGAAGATGCAGACGGCATCACGCTATCCGGCCAGGCGTCGCCGCCGCTGGGTTTTGCCGCCCTGGAAGAACGCACTTGGACGGTCAGCATTGGCACGGACGGCCCGCCCGTCGTCAATGCGAGGATCGTTTGGAGGCTCCAGGGCGAGCCGGACCTGGTCCTGGTCATCACCGGCAATCGCATCATCGCTTGGACGTTCGCGCCGGACTGGGGCGACAGCATCGTCGAGCGCCTGAGCGCCTCGACAAATATCCTGCAAAGCGAATCAGCCGTGACCCAGCGCCGAGCCATGCGCCTGGCGCCGCGCCGGGAGTTCGAAGCGAACATGTACGCGGTGGACCGCGAGCGGCAGCTGCTGGACATGACGCTGTTCGGCTGGGGCGCGCGCATTTGGGCGCTGCCTATCTGGCCTGATATCCAGCTGCTCCAGGAACCGCTGGCGGCCGGCTCGCTGAACATTCCGTGCGGCACGGCCGGCCTCGACTTCCGCGACGGCGGCCTGGCGATGCTGCGCGGCGAGGACGCTTTTGCTTATGAGGTCGTCGAGGTCAAGACGGTGACCGCCAGCGGCCTGGACCTGGTTCGGCCCGTCCAGGCCGCCTGGGGAACTGGCTCGCGACTGTACCCGGTGCGCACCGCGCAGCTGACCGAACAGCCCACGCTGACCCGGCTGACCGATACCGCGCAGTCTGCGCGGGTGTCGTTCCTGGTGATGGAGCCCAGCGCCTGGCCCGAGGTAATGCCGGCGACGACCTACAGGGGTCGGCCAGTCCTGGAGCAGCGCCCGGACGAAAGCGAAGACCTGACGTCGAGTTATCAGCGCCTGCTGTCCACCCTGGACAACGGCAGCGCCATTCCCCGCGTGACCGACGTCGCCGGGATGGCGCTGCCGGTCATCGGCCATCGCTGGATCGGCATGGGCCGAGCCGAGCGGTCGGCGTTCCGCAGCCTGGTCTATGCGCTGCGCGGCCAGCAGAAGTCGCTATGGGTGCCGACCCACGCCGACGACCTGACCCTGGTCGCCACCGTCTCGCAGCTGGCCACCGCGCTGGACGTGCGCAATATCGGCTATGCCCGTTTCGCCAACGGCCGGCCGGGCCGTCGCGATATCCGCATCGAGCTGTACGACGGCACGGTCTATCACCGCCGCATCCTCACCAGCACCGAGTTGGACGCCGACACCGAGCGCTTGGCCATCGACGCCGCCCTGGGCCGGCTGGTCGAGCCGACCGATGTAGCGCGCATCTGTTTCATGGCGCTCTGTAGCGCCGCCACCGACGTGGTCGAGATCGAGCACGTCACCGATAGCGAGGGCGTCGCAACTGCCGCCCTGACGTTCAAAGGGGTTCGTGACGATGAGTTTTAACAGCCGCGAAAGCTCGCTTGCGGATGGGCAGCCGGTGCGGCTGTACCAGTTCAGCCGTGGCGCGATCCGCTGGAGCTACAACAGCAGCGACCGGGACATCACCTACCAGAACCAGGTTTTCCGCACCGTGCCGGGCGGCATCACCGACAACGGAATTATCTGTTCCGGCGATCCGCAGTCCGACCAGTTCGTCATCACCGCGCCGGCCGACCTCGATGTCGCGCTGCTGTACAAGACGCGGTCGCCGAGCGGTGCAATCGATCTGGTCGTCTACGACATGCACTACGGCGACGCGGAGGCGGCGGTCAGTTGGGTCGGTCAGATTGGCGACGTGGACTGGCCGACGGTGGACAGTTGCCGAATCACGTGTGTGTCGGAAGATGAGCTGATGGATCAGCCCGGTCTGATCGACACCTATTGCCGTACCTGCACGGCGGTCCTGGGTGATCACCGCTGCAAGGTGAACTTGGTCCCGCATCGGGTGACGCTGACGCCGCAGAGCGTGTCGGACTGGATGATTTCCAGCGGCGTGGTCGCCGGCTACGCCGACGGCTGGTTCACGGCTGGCTATGTCGAGTGGCAGGTGGACGGTGACAACTACGACCGCCGACACATCGAGCGGCACGCCGGGGCGGACCTCTACATTCTGGGCGGTACCCAAGGCATCCCGGCCGGGGCACAACTGCGGGTCTATCCCGGCTGCGACTTCCTCGCTGAAACGTGCGATGCGAAGTTCGACAACCTTCTGAACTTCCGGGGCATCAACAAGCTGCAAGGCAAGTCGCCGTTCGATGGCGACCAGGTCTGGTGAGGTAGGCCATGGACCCGATCACAATCAATCTCGTCATCCTGGCGGCGTCGTACATCCTGTCCAGCGTCCTGGCGCCGAAACCGCAGAAGCCCAAGCCGGCAGCATTCGATGCCGCTGACTTCCCGCTATGCGAGGAAGGGGAAGACCAAGCGGTGGTGTTCGGCCAGTGCTGGTCGAAGTCCTGGATGGTGCTCACCGTGGACAATCGTCGCCTGAAGGCCATCAAGACCAAGGCGAGCAAGAAATGATCGTGACTGTACAGCACCTGCACACCGTGCCGACTTGGACTACCCGGCAGGGCTACTGCCACGGCCAGGCGCGGGCCTTCTTCAAGCGCCACGGCCTGGATTGGCTGTCCTTCTTGCGGAACGGCATCGACGCTGACCTGCTGGTCGCAACAGGTGATGCGCTCGCGCTGAAACTCGTTGAACACGCACGTCGGGAGGTTGCCCATGGGCGCTAAACCCAAGGCGCAGATCGTCGCCTGGCGGTATTACTTCGATATCCACTTTGCCCTGGGCAAGAAGGTCGACGAGGTGTGTGCGATACGCGCAAGCGGCAAGACCGCTTGGAAGGGCTCGATCACCAGCAACGGCCAGATTCGCATCAACGCGCCGGAGCTGTTCGGCGGCGACAAAGGCGAGGGCGGCCTCGACGGGACCCTGGACGTGCTGTTCGGCGACGAAGATCAAGGTGTCCTGCCACGCTTGGCGGCGATGCTCGGTGGCCTTGTGCCGGCGTTCCGGGGAATCAGCACCTGCTTCTATTCCGGCTTGGTTACATCGGTTAACCCGTATCCGAAGAAGTGGGAGATTCTGCGTCGAGGCGGGAACCGTTTGTGGGACGGCAACCCCTGGTATCCCGAAAAGCAGTTCATCTGGCTGGCGGACGGTCAGATCAAGGCGATGAACCCAGCCCACATCCTCTACCTGGTCTACACCGGCCGGGATTTCCGGGGGCTGGCCCGCACGCGGATGGACGAAGCCAGTTGGCGGGCGGCCGCTGACACGCTGTATGCCGAGGGCGTTGGCTTGTGCTTCGAGTGGACCCGCTCGGACAGCTTCAAGAACTTCTGCGAGACGGTCAAATCGCACATCGGCGGCGAAGTCTACCCGAACCGCCAGACCGGACAGATCAGCATCCGGCTCCTGCGTGACGACTACAACGTTGCGGACCTGCCGCTGTTCGACGAAGACAGCGGCCTTCTGGAAATCACCCAGGAGAAGACCAGTTCGACATCGCTTGCGCCGAGCCAATTGATCGTCAAGTACATTGACCAGATCGACGGGGAGCAACGCCAGGTCATCATCACCAACAACGCGGTCGCCGCGTCGCAGGGCCGCCGGTCGTCCGAAGAAATCGAGTTCATAGGTGCGCCGACCGGCGAGCTGGCCGGGCGCTTCGGTGAGCGGGAAATGCGCCTGAAGACCGCAGGGCTAAAGCGCTACAAGGCCATATTCGACCGCCGCGCCCGCAGCCTGAACCCTGGACAGCCGTTCCGCATCCGTTCGACCCGGCGCGGCATCCCCGAAACCGTCGTCAGGGTCGGCCGGATCGAGGACAACTTCCTCGGCGACGGCAAGATCGCGCTGACGGTCGTCCAGGACCAGTTCAATCTGCCGGCGACTACCGGAGTGGCACCGCCACCGCCGGGCTGGATTCCGCCCGACCGGACACCTCGGGCGGTCACTGTGCGCCGCCTGATCGAGGCACCCTATCGCGAACTGGCCGGCGTGATCGATCCGGCAAATCTCCAGCTCCTGGACGTGAGCGCGTCCTACTTGGCCGCGCTGGCCGAGGCGCCGACCAGCCTGTCGCAGAGCTACACCTTGACCGACCGCGTCGGCAGCTCTGGCGCGTTCGTTGATCGCGGAACCGGGGACTGGTGCCCGACCGGATTACTCGCCGCCGAGCTGCCGCTGGCGGCCGGCCCGAGCGTCGTCACGCTGACGAACGCCAGTCGGCTGGAGGACGTCACTGTCGGCCAGGCCGCTGTGGTAGACGACGAGATAGTCCGGGTCGATGCGGTCAACTATGTCAGCGGCACGGTCACCCTGGCGCGCGGCTGCGCCGATACCGTACCGGCCAAACACCTGGCCGGGGCTCGGGTCTGGTTCTACGACACGTTCGAAGCGGTGGACGAGACGGTCTACAGCCAGGGCGTGACGCTCCAGGCCCGGCTGCTGACGAACACCAGCGAGGGCCAACTGGCCCCGGCGCTGGCTGCCACCGACAGCCTCACCCTGACCGGGCGCCAGGGCAAGCCGTATCCGCCCGGCCAGTTCCGCATCAACGGCAGCGCGTACCCAACGAAAGTCTACGGGGCGCTGTCGGTGAGCTGGGCGAAGCGCGACCGCATTGGGCAGGCCGACCAGCTGATCGATACCACTGTCGGCAACATCGGCCCGGAAGCTGGAGCGACGGTGACGCTCCAGGTCTACAGCGGCACGACGCTGAAGCGCACCTACGCCGGCCTCACATCCAGTAGCTGGTCCTATCCACTGGCCGAGGACATGGCGGATGGTCCGCTCCAGGACGTGCGCCTTGTCCTGCGCAGTGTCCGCGACGGCATCAACTCTTGGCAGCAGCATGACATCACAATCGAACGACACGGCCTTGGCTTCCGCCTCGGCGAGGAACTTGGAGGCGTAGCACAATGACTCTTTATATGGGACCGAATACCGGCCTGCTGATCAATGGCTTGCCGGGAGAAGGGCATTACAACGATCTGATTCGGATGTGGCGCTGGGACGACTTCCTCCGGCAGCCGGTCGTCAAGGGGCGCGTCTCCTCGTTGCCCACAGGCGGCCAGGCCGAGGGCGACACCTACATCTTCACCGGTAGCGGTGCGAACCAGAACCGCATTGCACGCTGGTGGGCAACGGGTGCGACAACTCCCATTTGGGAGTACATGCCGCCACGGCTGGGCTGGCGAGTTCAGGTTGCGAACGAGACAACCCCGGCAGGCCAGGTCAAGACCTACGAGTATTCCGGCAGCGCCTGGGTCGAGCTGGTGGGTGGTATGTCGGACGCGCCCAGCGACGGCAGCAACTACGCACGCAACAACGGGGCGTGGGGCAAGCTTGGGACCGCTGCCGGGGCCGACCTCAACGGCATGCCATTTCTCAATCTGATGCCTGACAGCGGGCGTTATGCGGGCAGTATCAACCCGCTAATCCTGCGCTTCACTGAAGCATTTTCGAGTTCGTTCCTGACGCCGTGGAATGGCGCGTCGATCGCTGACGGCGGAAAGTACATCTACGACAACACTACAAACGGCGGGACGGCTGGCAACCTGAACCAACGTGTCCAGGACTTGCTGGTGGCGATGGGGCGGTCAAGTGGCAGCCTGGCCCGCTATGGCGTGGAGTTCTATACGGCTTTGCTGACCGCTGGCCCCAACGCAACGACCGGCTCTACGGGCGCCGACGGCACGACCCGTTATCTCCAGATGACGAACTCGTCGAGGGCGCTCTTCATCGCCAACGGCTGGTGTACTGCGGTTCTTTGGATACGCACGGAGGCCGGATCGCTTCACTTCATGCCGTCAACGGCCCCGACGACTGACTACAAGATTTGGCTGAATGGTGCGTCTGTACTGCCGGGACAGGTACTGACCCCGAGCGATGGATGGAAGCACGTCAGGATTTCCAAAAAGAGCGCGCAGGGGTACGACAACGGCTTCCCGTTCCTCTATATGGCGCTGGGTTCCGTTGCGGCTATGGCCTGTCCGGCATTCTTCGGCGGATTGGTCGATCCCGGCATCCACGTCGCGCCTATCGCGACCGTCAACTCACAGAGCGCATGACAATGACGAAACGAGTTCTACTGAAAGGTGAGTTCTTCGCAGAGTGGTCCGGCTCGCTGGACGAGGCCGCCGCACTCGCTGGCGTCCCGGTCGGCGACCTGGCGTTCCATCCCGACGACCTCCTCGCCGAGGTCCAGGAGCAGCGCCGCCAAGCCTATCGCACCGAGTCCGACCCGCTGCGCCTGGAGGCCGAGTTTGACGCCATAGCCGCTGGCACCGAGCCGGACCTGGCGGCATGGGTCGCAGCTGTCCAAGCGATCAAAGCGCGGTATCCACTACCTGAATAGGTAGTTGTGATGGCGTTCTCGTTTTTGCCACGTTCCGACAGTCTGATGTCGAGTAGTAGATAGGAACCTTGGGATGGACGAGGTACTGAGGCAAAGGTTGCGGGCTGAACTACTGGAAGTGGGGTTTCTCAACCAGTGCTGCCTTGATCTCATGGAAAGCATGGAGGCTGAGTTCAGTCTCACTAAGGACCAGCGCGAGTGCATCGAGCAGCTCAGCCGATTCTTACGGGAGGGCATCGGCAAGCTGACCGCTCTGTCTGAACGGGTAGCCGACGGCGATATCGTCGTCCTGTGCTGACCTTTTGAAATTCTTTTGCCGCTGGCGAAACGGTTAGGGCGCGTCATTTATTGCGCAAATCCGCGCCAAATTTCGCGCCGCGCTACACGAAGCGTGCCAGTCTAGGGAACCTTTCCCCTTCCTTCGCCGGAGCCCCCATGCGCCCAGTCCTGCTGCTTTGTTGCCTGTTCCTGTCCGCCACCGCCCAGGCCGAGGATTGCTCGCCGCAAACCTCTGTCGGTAGCTGGTGCGAGCTGCCGCTCGCGGCCCTCCACCCGACCCAGCAGAATGTCGGCCTGCTGCAGGTCGAGGATGACCAGGCCAAGCTCGCCGGGAAGAAGCCCAAGGCTCTCGAGCGCTACTTGCGCAAGAAGGAGATTCCGGTGGTGATCGGCCCCGGCGGCCGCTTCTACCTCACCGATCGCCATCACCTGAGTAGCGCGCTCTGGCGCCTGGACCCGAAACAGGGCGTGCCGGTGAAGGTGATCGGCCGGCTACCCCAGGCCAGCGACTTCTGGGAGAAGATGCAGGAAAACCACTGGGTCTGGCTGCACGATGCGCGTGGCGCGGAGATCCCGCCCGAGGCCCTGCCGGACGCTCTCGCCGGGCTTGGCGACGATCCCTACCGCGCCCTGGCCGGCTACGCCGAGGACGAGAACGCCTTCGACAAGGATCGGCAGAGCTATTTCATCGAATTCCACTGGGCGCGCTATTTCGGCGAACGCATGCACTGGCGGCCGATCAGCCGCGCCACTCTGCCCGACGACCTGAAGCAGGCACTGCGCCTGGCCTGCGAACCGGCGGCAAGGGAGCTGCCGGGCTACCGCCAGGACTGCCCGCACTGA